TTAACAGCACCAACGGTATTGAAGGTTTCACAGTTAACAGTTCTACTTCAGGTAACGTGGCGATATTTGCTAACGTAGTAGGTACTGCTGGCACATCAACAACAGAATATGTGGTCATCGGTGGTAGCAACTTAGCAGTACAAACCGGTGTAGTACTTAAAGTTGGTGGTCAGACATCAATGATGGTACCGGTAGGTCCACAAGCTGCTCGACCAAGTAGCCAAGGTGGTGTTGACGTAGCAGGTATGTTACGTTTCAACAGCTCTAGTAACTTGCTAGAATACTATGATGGATCTATGTGGCAAGTTGCTGGTAGCTCATTTACAGTCATCAGTGATCGTCAATTCTCAGGTAACGTTGCTGGTGGATATGGTAACGTTGACGGTACTAATACGATCTTTACGATACAATCTAATGCAACAACAGCAAGTACACTTGTAAGTATCAACGGTGTCGTTCAGTTCCCAACACTAGCTTACTCAATATCTGGTGCTACATTGACATTTACAGAACCACCAGCACCAAGTGATGTCATTGACGTTCGTGTATTAACTACAACTGCAACAGTCAGTTCGATTGCTAACGGTAACGGTGTTAACCAACTTGTAGCTGACGACACAGGGGTTAGTGTTTACTCTGGAACTGGTAGTACTATACAAAGAATATTAGTTGACACAGCCGGTAACTTTAATTTATTAAATGGTACACATCAGACATATACTCAAAGTAATGTAAACATAGCGTCAACAGCGACTCCGATCGTGATTGATACATTTACACAAACTAAGTATTCAACTGCAAAATATATCGTCCAAGCTAAAGTCAATGGCACAAATAACTTTGAAAGCTATGAAGCGATGGTAATGACTGATCAACAAGGTAATGCGTATATCAGTACATATGGTGTCGTTAACAATGGTACATCATTTGGCGCATTAACAGCCAACGTGGTTGCAGGTAATGTAAATGTTTACTACACATCAACTAGAGCGCAGGCTAACGTTAAGGCATTTGGTACTTACATAGTTTAAAGGTAAACCATGTTAAATATTTCAAAAAAGTATCGCACAGATTACACTGGTGAAGACATACTTATTTCTCGCACACATGAGAATCAGCGATGGAGCGACGTGGTAGAAACGGTACCTAATGTCATTACAAATAATCAAATTTCAGATCGTGCGGTAGTTATAGGTAATAGCCCTACTAGATTAGATTTTGATCTAAACAATCTAAAACATCCTAGTGGATTATTAGGTGCTAAAACATTACAAAGCTACGGATGTAATGCGTTGTACAGAGACTTTACTCCGGACTTTTTAGTAGCTCATGGTAATGATATGGTTGCTGAATTGGCTTTAAGCGAGTATGCAAAAAATAATATTGTTTATACCAATGCTATCAATCTACTAGCATACCCTAATAAATTTTATTTAATTCCTTTTGATCCTTATGCTGACAGTGGCACTACTGCTGCTTACCTCGCAGCATTTGATGGCCATAAAAGGGTTTATCTGTTGGGTTTTAGCGAACAAGACTCTCCAGGTACAAACTTTAATGTTTATGCTGGAACACGTGGATACGATCCAATAAACTGTGATGTCGGCAGTGATAAATGGATAGAAGCTCGTGCTAAATTATTTACAGTCTATGATGACGTTGAGTGGATATGGGTCACACCAAGAGGTACTAGCACAGCATCAGCAAGCCATAAGGCTTGTAGAAATTTCCGTCAGATTTCTTATAGAGATTTTGTAATCGAAGCTGACTTATAACACTAGTTCCAGTGTTTTAATTTTTTTCCCTACAGCATCAAAATTGATAGTGCGCCAAACACCTGGGTGTAACGGTTTAGGATGATCTTCTAATGGTACCCAACAAAATCCACGATGTTCGTAGTTTAGTCTAGGTAGGAATTCTTCGTCTACTGGAATCAAGAAAGTATTGTAACTGAACTTACCATTGTCACTGGTAAACTTTTCTATAGGGATCACTTTAACATCGTAGAAGTTGTAGCCTAATTCTTCGCTGAGTTCTCTGTATAAACTATCTAATAGCAGTTCACCACTGTCAATCTTGCCCCCAGCAAGGCCCCAAGTACCCGAATACTTATCACCATCACGAAGCAAGAAAAGATATCTACCTGTTGATACACTATAGATGAAAGTACCTACGCCTTCTATATGACCAGCGTCCATAGACCGTTTTTGTACTCGCCTTCCCAGCTTTTCACCCATTGTTGAAGAGTCCATTTATATTGAGTTCCCGTTGTGAGATTACTTACATATTGTAGCGTAGTATCATTCTGGCTGTCAAATGCTACAGTCCAATGTTGTCCATTCCATTGTATAATATCATTAGCATTAGCAATTAAATCTACACCATCTGTACCACTCCAAAGCGTAGGGCCAGTGCCGCTAGGATTGTTTATACTGCCAACAGCACCTAAGAGTAAATATCTAGTGTTTATCACAGTAGGTTGTGTAATAGCAGTAGTCAAACTGCTACTGGTTGGATTTATGATAGCATTAATTGGTGTTAAAGTATTAGCTGGGGTAGTATCAATATCTACATTAAATAACATCAGTGTAGGATCTGTCGGATGGTAGCTGACAGTGCCAACTACTTCGGTAATACCATCTGGTTGCAGTAAACGGACTTCACTGATGCCTGGCGACAAGTTGCCATAGATATTAACAAAGTTACGCCAACTATCAGGAGTACCAACTTTAATCGGAGTTGAGGTAATATCTTCGCCACCGATATCACGAGGTGATTCTACATCCTGCATTTTTAATAGTGTTAGCGTGTTACCAATCAATAAGGTACCATAATTCATTGGTGTAAAGTATTGGCGTGTACCTAACAGATTATCATCATTTAATACAGCATCATTAAGATCGCCATCGCTGTTATGTATACTGGCTACAATCTTTTGAATAACACCTAGTTTCTTGACCTTAGCCGGAGGAGTGATCCATACAGGTAGTTTAAATGTCAATGTAGCTACATCGATAGGATTGTCAGTACCAATCGGCACACTGCGACTGGTCCAGGTAGGTGATTCTAAATAAACTACGCTTAGGCTGGTCCAATCAATATAATTGTCTGTTGATTGTATTTCCATCGCAGGATTAAATAGTACCATTAGTTGTTCTAACAGTTGTAATTTTTGTTTGGTATTGCTGGTCCAGATGTCTAATTTTAAATCTATAGTATATGGTACAGGCATACTACGTTCAATGGTAAAAGCGTTGCCCTGTTTATTTTCATACTCCATAGTGCTTTCATTATAGTATTTTTGACGTATCTGCATCTTACCAACAAATGTAGGATCTTGTACACGATCCCTATCGTAAGTAATATTATTAATATACACAGTCATGGCTGGTACAGCACTCATAATATTTGGAGCAGCATTTTGTGTAATAATCTGCGCTACTTGGCGACTACCATCACCCCAGTATACTGGTACACGTTGCAAGGTCTGATGTCCGTTACGATCGGCTCCAAACTCTACTTGGAATCCTGATACTATACGGATAAACTGTGCTAGAAAGCGTTCTATCTGAGCATCATAAAAAAACTGTTGATTAGCTGTGGCCATTATTGATTATCCGCTGAAGGACGCAAGGCTTGACTCAAGCTCTGACGTTGTGGTACTACTCTTGAGTAGACTGTGTATTCTATCGTATCACCTAGTTTGTATAAGGTGTTGCTGACTGTGAAGCCAATATTACCGCTGGCATTGGCAATAGTGATATTGTCTAAATTGCCATTGATTAATAAGTTGTTGAGTTTAACTTTAACCCCATATGAGCTTACATAATTTAATGTAGTAACCACTGCGCCACTTGAATAGGTAAATGACTGTGTGATAGCATTAGCTGGTGGAGTATATGGATTTGCGACTCTGATAACATCTGACCCCACTGAGTTTTCATAGAACTTATCATAGTCATTGATAAATCCACTTAATTGTGTTTGATTTTGTGCGCCAGGTGTTAGGTTAGTTCTCACAGCATCCTCAATTTTAACCCAACGACGCCCGTCGTAGCGGAACAGTCTGTTAGGTACATAGTCTAATCTCAAGTAGAAATCACCGGTCACTGCGCCGACTGGGAACGATATGCCTGCGGCAACAGTGGTGCCATTTGGAGGTACACCATCACCTGTTAGATATCCTTCTACTTTAGCATTAGGTGTTAGTGTTGCTGAACTAGCATCATCAGCGACATCACTGGCATCTTTATCAACTTCGCTGGTATCACCCCCATCCGGATCACCAGGAGTACCATCTGGATTGACTGGCACTGTATAGATTGATGTAGTATCATAACCGCTAGCCGGAACATCTTGTTCTGCACGTGTAACGATAGCATCATTGATAGCAGTGTATTTGTCTAAGGTGCTGAGCACTTGTCCTATGGTCTTAGTGGTATTATCACCAGCGGCAATCTGATTAATGATATCTTTGTATTCTTGACTGTCTACTAGTGGTTGTAGTTTAACACGCCATAGGTGTGGCCAATAGGTTGGAGCAAATCCTTCTGCTGAACGTGTAGCATCTTGTATAGTATAGAAACGTTTGAGTGATACAGGAAGACTTTCATCTAAAGGATAGTAGTCGACCAAGTTAGGCATTTCTAACACATCACCTACCATCAACTTACGACCCAAAGTAGTTACCATATCGTTATAATGGAACACAGCAAACATGGTATCACCAGTTAAAAATAGGCCAAACTGTGTTAGGTCAAAATCGTTGTCATTGATACGATAGATAGTTCGCATAGTATATACACTTGTATCATACTTGCGATCACGATTTTCTAAGAATAATAAATCTTGTATGCCTGTGATACCTGAACTAAGTGGACTGCTGGTTCCGGGTTCAGTAGCACTGATATTAGGTTGTGCCAGCGCACCTAAATACAAGTGGATATTAACGTCAACACCACCTACGGTGAACATCTCACTCATGCGTTTACCAATAAACGCATCATCATTACCTTTGGTTGGCTTGTATAAACTTAGACGTGGCATTAACTAATCCTAATTATCTAGTATTTATCGCCGTTGACAACTCAACCAAATGATGTTATACTGTATTATGGCTGAAATTACTACAAGTTTAGATTGGGCGGAAGTCAGCATCCAGCTGGAAAATGCCGCTAAAAAGATGAAGCGTTACGGTCCTGATATGTTGCGTATGAGCAATGGTATAGCCGCTATGGTTAAACGGCTCAGTGAAGAAGAAGTAAATTGCCGTAGAATGGGTCGCCAAACACGTCAGCACCGAGAGCAGTTAGCTAAAATCAATGAGGAAATAGCCAATTTTGAACGCTACTTGACTTTTGGTGTGCTATTAAGTGGTTGACTTTTTAACCAAAAGATGCTATAATACACACAATAAAGGAGTGACTAAATGCTCAGTGGACTTAAAAAACTCATAACCAGTAATGGTACGTTAGTACTGTTAGCTATTGCTTCGGTACCTTACCTACTGTATTCTTTATGGAGCAGTGTGCCATCTAAGGAATGGCATCGTCCGTCCAATGGTACTAGAACCGTGGAAGAAATGATTAACACACCACAACCTTATATACCATCAGAACCTTGGGACAAAGATTTTAAATCTAGCATAGAACCGGTCGTTTATAAGAGAGGTTATAAATGAACTACCAATGGAACTATAAGTTTACCTATCCCTACAAGCCAGAAAGCAAGTATCAACGCTTATATCATGCCCAGAAGATACTTGAACTAGCCCGACATATTATGCTGTTAGACAGTTTAGAACCAATGGAAGATTTATCAGAAGTTGCTAAATATCTCAATAAGTTTAGATTGGAGAAATAACATGGGAACACCTGTATATATGGAAATAGAAGAAGCCTATAGTATCGTCCAGTTTGCCGGTGAG